GTCCCGAGACATGGGCCCGGTTCAGTGTCAACGGGGGAGAAAGGTCCGGGGAAGTTTAACTTCTCTCGGATCTACTCTTCCTTGGTTGAGGAGTATCCGTTTGACGAATACTTCATGGTCGGCGTTTCTCAAATCGCCGATCATTTGCACTGGCTCGGTACTCGTGATGTCCTTGTGTCTGGAACGGCGAAAGTCGTTCTTGTACCCAAGGATTCGCGTGGCCCTCGTATCATATCATGCGAGCCGCTGGAATACCAGTGGATTCAACAGGGTCTCCAACGAAAGTTGGTTGACACTATTGAGTCTCACCCCTTAACGCGTGGTCACGTTAACTTTCGTGACCAGGGCATTAATCGGGGGCTGGCGCTCCGTGGTTCTAAGGATAGCTCCTTAGCTACCCTTGATATGAAGGACGCATCTGACCGCGTGAGTTTAGAACTTGTTAAATACATGTTCAACAACACTGCACTACTGCGGGGCCTATTGGCCTCTCGGTCTGCAGCTACGCGGTTACCTGATGGTCGGGTTATTGTCCTAAACAAGTTCGCTCCAATGGGTTCAGCAGTTTGCTTTCCCGTTGAAGCTCTTGTTTTCTGGGCAATAGCCGTGTCGGCGCTTGTACACAAGCGGGGACTTAAGCGCCGTGAGGCGCGTAAGTCCGTATATGTGTACGGAGATGACATCATATGCCGCGGGGAAGACTATCCCGTGGTCATTGAGGCACTTGAAGCATTCGCCCTCAAGGTGAATGTTCCCAAGTGCTGTGTTGCAGGATTCTTTCGAGAGTCCTGTGGGTGCGACGCCTTTGCAGGCGTCGATGTCACACCCTTGCGTTTACGCACAACATGGTGTCATGGATCAACTAGTCCATCGCAGCTCGCTTCCTATGTCGACTTATCAAATCGACTTTGGATTGCGGGTTATTGGCGTCCGGCAACTTATATTCGTCGGCTCGTGGAGGAGGCCTTTGGGCCGCTTCCATTAGTTCGTGAATATATTCGATACTCCAGCGAAGGGGTTGCCATCCCTTCGTTAGGCCAAGTAATTGGCTGGTATCGGCCGGAGCTAGACCATAAAACCGTTAATCTTAAGCGTAAGATACGTTACCGATTCAATCGGGCGTATCAACGTCTTGAGGTCTTCGGTTATACCATTGTTCCGAAGCGCATCCGCGCCAGGACCAATGGGTGGCAGAAACTCCTTTACAGGTTAACCTGTGGGAGTGATGGTCTACCCGATGGATGGTATACGGTGGCGCGCCGTAGTTCCCTAAAGCGCACTTGGGGTCGATTCTAATAACTTATAATCTTC